TATTCATTAGCGCATTTATCACCACAAAAAATTACCCAACTTGAGTCAATTACTTTTCTAAATTCTTTTTTACAATTTGGGCATGTTTCTTTTTTATAGTTCATTTGTTTCCTATATTATATTTTGGACAAAGTTCCCATTGCTCTTTATCTTTAAAAGCAATAATTTTGATTTGTCTAAGAGGTGCTACAGGTTTAGCTGTTTCTGGTTTTTCAATTGTGATTAACCCCCAATCAGACATAAGGGTTGCAATTGTATTTCTACGTGCAACGTCGTTTTCTTCTAGATTAGATTTTTTACCGTCTAATAAGAAAAGTTCTTTGAAGTGGACAATGAAGTATCTACCTTGCTTATGTAATATATGGCAAGATTGAAATAACTTCTTTTCTTTCCTTGATGCAACTCCGATACGAGTCAATGTTTCTCTTACTTTTAAAAAATCGTCTGGCTCATTTAGTATAACCTCAAGCATTTTACTTGGGTTCCATTCTACAAAATTATTTTCTTCCACCTTTACTCACCTTTTTATATAATTCATTTAATTGGTCAGTGGACAAAATGCTGAGAATTTGTAAGGCTTTCTCTTCGTTATAGCCATAATATTCTTTGACAACTTCCACGTCACTGTTGATTTTCTTTTTATCCCATTTTGAAAAGCGTTTCCGCTTACGAATAATATTTATAAGAAAATCAAATTGTAGACGGGAATCTATTTGATGGTGAATATTCATCTCATTTGCAGCAAATACCGTATCCGGAAAATAAGATAAGCTACGATTTACCATGAATGCATTGTATTCTTTTTCTGTTATATCATCAACCATAATATCTTTCTTACTATAATTGATAGCGTTTAAATACTCAAACGGGCTCATACAAACTCCACATTTGCAATGATTTCCGTCATGCATGCCACGATATTTAATTCATGATCTGCCACAAATGCATTCTTGTATTGATAATCTGCGAGGATCAGGACGAGCTGAGGGATTGACTCGGGCCTGACCTTTTCTCCCATACGATCATAAATCGCACGAAAGATAGCCGTCGCATCGGCATCAACGTTTTGCGCTACCCATGAGCGCATCTTTTTAAAGTCTTTTGCTTTTAAGTGATCAATAAGGTCGCTATAGGAGCTAGAGATATTATTGCTGCTATCCCCAATAGTCCCCACCATAGAATGTCGCTGAAGTTCATTTAGAATCCTCCTCCAGTCCGGAGCATGTTTCATAATTAAGTCAGCTACTGTCTTTTGATCGTAGCTAACACCTTCTGTTTCAAGAATTGCTTCTATACGTTTCATAAATTGAAACGCAAGAGCTGCGAGTTCCTTTTTAGTGGTGTTAAACTCGTAAACACCGCACCGAGAATGCAGCGGCTCGATGATCCGATTTTTAAAATTACAAGTTAAAATAAATCGACAGTTATTGGAAAATTCTTCAATGAATCCACGTAATGCCGGTTGAGTTGATTGTGCATTAAGATAGTCTGCCTCATCAAGGATGACAACTTTATATCCACCTTGTAATGAAACTGTTGACGCAAACTGTTTAATTTTTGTACGAAGTGTATCGATATTACCAGACTCAGATGCGTTGATAATAATCCAATCCAAATTTAATTCTTTACATAAAGCTTTGGCAACTGTGGTTTTACCAAGACCAGCAGTACCTGTAAATAACATGTTAGGAAGTTCACCACCATCAATAATTTTTTGAAAAGTATTTTTAAGCGGTGTCGGTAAAATGCAATCACTAATAGTTTGGGGTCGGTATTTCTCAACCCATAAAAAATCATTCATTATATAGTTTTCTCAAAGAGGGGAGGGCCGAAGCCCTCATTCTACGTTTACAGCTTCTTCTTGCTGAATTTGTTCAACCAAAGAAATGGCTTGAACACATTGGTCTCGAAGCTGACCAATGGTAGAAAGTTCTTCGCCTTTGAAACCACCACGTTGCGTGACAGCATCAACTACTGCAATAGTAGAACGGCTAATGCGATTAGCTAGCTCTGCTAGCTGTGTTTGTTGTTCGCTCATGAGTTACTCCTGTAATTTGAGGTTTTTTCTAATGCAATCCAATATTGGACGTCAAGCTCTTTATGAGAAAAATTCGAAATAAGCTTAGACGAGATATTTACTTCATAATCACCAGGTAAAATTTTAAGATTACTTATGCTGAGAACAAAGTTAAATGTAGCATCACCAAAATCGCCATCGATATCGATCGAAAATGCATTCGATGTTGAGTTTTGGCTATCAACCACAGAAAGACTAAGCACCCCATCTTTGCCAGAGATGGAAACTTCGCCATGACCAAGAGCTGAAGCTGCACGTTTAAGTTTATTTAACGTATCATTATCAAGAGTAAACTTAACTTCAGACTCAGGCATGCTGATATCTTTTTGCGGAGTTGTCAATGTTTCTTCTGGTGAGAAGAAGTATTTGACCTTTGAACGACCAGTGGAATCACCAACAGTGACGTACTCGTCTTCAAATTTAAGACGCGGAGTATCGACAAGACCAAGTACTCCAATGAATTCATTAAGATCGTAAATGCCAAAAGTCCGTGGGAACTCTACATCAACCTTTGCAGTTGATAATACATTACGAGCTTCAGAGATCGTTTTAATAGTATTGCCTTCACGAATCATAAGATTCTGATTAATTGTTGAAAAGTTCTTAAGAACTTGCAGGGTATTTTCACTTAATTCCATCATTTACTCCATTTAAGTATACACATATTATACACTATTGAATCACTTCTGTACACTAATTTATGCAACCATTTTACTAAAGTTTTTGTCCTTTACGAATTCAATCTTCGATCTGAACTTACCATCTAAAATATCACCTTTATGTGATATTACAAATATATTTGTATCACTTAAATGTGATAATATTTTCTGTAGATTCTCAACACCATCTACATCTAGAGAAGAATCAAATGTCTCATCAAGAATCAATAGATTTGTAGAAATAGAATTCTTCATCTTAGCGATCTGTCGCCAAGTAAAAAGCAGGGATAAATCGATACGTTGTTTTTCACCTTCTGAGAAAGAGTCGTAAGTGAATTCATCACGATGTCTAGATCGAATTGTCTCCTGAAAACTTTCATCTAAGTCAAAGTGTACAAAGAAGTCAAGGATTTGTAGATACTGATTAACCAGGTTATTTATCACAGGAAGATACTGTTTAATAATCTTTGTCTTAATTCCAGTGTCTTTGAGCATTTCTCCGATTACCTCATTGTACGATCTTTGCTCACTGAGTATTAATCTTTGTTCCTGATAGGAATCTTTTTGGTCTGAAAGAGTTTGAAGAGTTTCCGTTGCTTCTGCCAAATCTCCTCCTCCACCTTCGATTTTTCCGAGGTCACCTTTTTTAGATGCCAGACTTTCATGAATCTGCCTGAGGCGTGTTGTGTTAGTAGATAGTAAATGCTGTTTGTTCGTGACTGAACTTTGTACTTTAGTCGCGAGCTCAATATCTGTGTTAGCCTGATCCAACTCTGCAGAGATACCTTTGAGTGACGAGTTAATATTCTTTGCATTGGACGATGCAGCCGATATTTTTTCGTTTCTGAGTGATTCACTAATATCCTGGGAACATGTTGGACAAGTTGTATTCTCTTCGAAGAACCGAGTTTCTTTGACGAGCGATTTAATGTTTGATTTAAGTTCATGCTCCTTTTCCTTGAGCGTCGCCGATTTCGAGCTGAGTTTACTAAGGGTACTTGTGACCTTTTCTGAATTGCTTTCGATAAACCTTCCAAGTTCTTCGTTTTGATTTGTGAGGTTGGACTGTTCTTCCTCGAGGACAGCAATCTCTTCCTTAATCTTATCAGCATATTCTTTGTTAAGTGCCTTGACGTCTTTAATGTATTTTTTCTGAGTTTCAATTTTATCAGAGATGAGATCGAGTTGGTAGGCAACTTCATTTGTCTGATCCTTGAGCGATGCATTCTTTTCTCTCAGGATGACATTCATCTTAGAGAACACATTGATATCAAGTAAATCTTCAATCACATCACGGCGGTGGCCGGCTGGGAGCTGCATAAAAGGAATAAAGCTGCTACTACCCAGCACGACCACCTGATGGAAGCTCTTGTGGTTTAGCTTCAGAATATTCTGTTCCAACATTTTCTGGTATTCTTTCGCATGAGACTCTTGATTAAACATCTGATCATTTTTATAGATCTCAAACTTACCAGGCTTAATGCCACGAACAACTTTATATTCTGTCTGACCAACAGAGAACTCCACCTCCACCAAACACTGTTTTTGATTAATTGAATTTACAAGTTGTGGTTTATTAATATTACGATGTGGTTTACCAAACAGACCAAAGGAGATAGCATCTAGCATAGTAGATTTGCCTGCTCCGTTTTGACCTACAACTAATGTAGACTGAGACCTATCTAATCGAATCTCAGTAAATGTATTACCAGTACTTAAAAAGTTTTTATACCGTACAACTTTAAATGTTATCATACAATATCTAAAGCCTGCGCTTCGTTCATCAAATCACCCATCTCATTCTTAATACGATCTTTATTCAAATCGGTTTCTACATTATCAACGTATGTATTCAATAATTCAGTAGTGTCTTCTACATCAATTCCGGAATCATCGACATTCTCGCCAACAAACTCTTGAAAGTTTTCTGCGATTTTAAGTTCGTTAATATCTTGAGACTGAATTCTATCTAAAAATCTTTCAAAGACAAAGTGATCAGATTTGTGTGCCACAACAACCTTAACAAACTTTTTAGACAAATCTCCTAATTCGTATGTGCCATTATAATCTGTTTCACGGTCATTGTACACTATTTTTTTAAATAAATTATGAGGGTTCCGTACGGGCATGAGCTCACGGGTGGAAGTATCAAGTACATGGAAAAACTTAGGATCTCCAGCATCTGCCCATGATAATTCCATTTGATTACCAAGATAGTAAATATTATCACGTTGTGATTTTGTATGGAAGTGCCCAGATAAAACCATCTCAAATCGTTTAAAGAGAGCTGCATCCATTCCAGTCGTTGACTTTATGCCACGCATCATATCAAATCCATTTAACTCTAGGTGGGCACCAATAATACTAGCTTTAGTATTTTGTAACCAGTCTACGGTAGATTGATAATTTTCATTATTAATCCAAGGGACAAGGCCTATATCTAATCCTTCATACTCTAATACAGTTGGCTCCATAATAATATGGATATTATTCATGTAGTGACCAAGGAACTCTTTTAAAGAACATAAGCCATTTGTGTTTTTATAATAAACATCATGATTGCCAGGAATGATATCCATTTGCATACCATTATCTCGGAGAGGATCTAAAAAGATCCTACGATTATGGTTGATAGCTTTTACAGATATTTGTTTGCGATTATCGTAATAGTCACCAAGATGAATAACTTGTTTAATGTTATGCTCTTGGCAATACGGAAAGAATGTATCCGTATAAAATCTTGTTTGATTTTCTAGAAAAATATCTGCAGAGTTACGAACATCACAATGTGTGTCATTTAGTATCGCTATTTTCATTTCGTGTTAAAGTCCAAGAGTCATCATCATTTTGTGTCCAATGTAAAGTATCACCTGCATTCCAATGCATAGCTGCTAGCAATTCATCTGGAAACACTAAAATTAGGTCGCCGTCAGAATCTACCTGAATTGGTGCTATATATGTATTTTCATTCATCGTAAAAACTCCGTTAAATCGGAATCAGCATAAACTACACGCTTTTTCCGTTTTTTTTCTTCTTTCGCAAAATCTTTGATTTCTTTATCTTGATCTTTAACTTTATCGATTCTATCTCGTAGAACGTCAACATAGTGATTTACTGATATAGAATTTTCTTCAGATCCTTCCATAGTGTCAACAAAATCTTCAATAGAAGCTCTAGATAGATATTTCATTTTAATATCTTGTTGCTTTTTCTCTTTTGAGATTCTACGTAGGAACGCATACCAAGTAATTTGAGTAAAATAAGCAAATGCATTCGGCTTGCCCGTACGAGTAGCCGTTTCAATATTATAGTTGTATATTGCTTTTAAACAGTTTTCAACCGCATCCATTACCATCTCTTCGCGATATGTGTAGCGAATAAAATTATGCTTGTGAGACAAGCCTTCAGCGATACGTAAGAAACATTGCGCAATATAATCTGGTATAATAGGTTGCGTTTTGCCAGAATCTTTTGCTTTATTTACTAATTTAACATAGTCGACGACTGCTTGAGAAAAATCTGCGTTATTAACATAATGTACGCTTTCTTTCTTTGACATGTCATTCTCCATTTATCTAAACACCATTATACACCGGTGTGGTTAAAAAGTAAACATTTAAATTTACTTCTCAGATCAAAAAATAATTATGTACAGATCGGTACTTTTAGTATATAATAAGGATGTACCGCCGGGAAGAGGGAGTATACTAATGAAATGTTTCCCTTGCCATTTCTTCAGCTGAATCACCCATTAATAATTCGAGTTCCGGAACTTCTTCGGTTTGCAATTCTTTAATTACATCATTATAATATTCAACTGCAATTTTAACTGGGCTGCATTCT